GGCGGGGTTGACGTATTTGATGTCGGTACATGGGGTTAGGCTTACCCTTTGGATTAATTAGGGAAGAATGATTATTTCTCTTTGGTGCCATTAGAACAAGAAAGGGGAGTGAACAGCAATTTCAGTTAACGAATCGAAATGGGTATGGTTAATTCCCAATGGGCCCGGTTTGAGATCACCATACACTTTTTCGAGGGATAACTGTTGCTCAATTCCAACACCGAATGCTTCTAGAAAGCTCATGCGTGCGGCTATGGACACAGGTTGGGCCTCTCGACGATGGAGTTTAGCTAGGCGGGCAAATCCACTATCTTGGAAATGTTTCCAGTTGGCTGCTTTAGACTTTCTGTGACCAAACTTTTGCAGCATACTGTAAAATTCCTGAAATACGGGTAACCCAGACGTTAAGCTGATACCTCCATTACCGATGGCCTGTAACCATGTGCTCACCTGTTGAGGATTGGTGCAACAAATCAAATCTTTTGCTAGTGACGTCAAGTTGCGAACCATTCTCCATTCCACACCATCGAAAACCGGGTGCATCTGGCAAAACTCAATGTGCTCTAATGTATAAACTGTGTCCTCAACTTTCATTGAAAACCCTAGGTTAGCATAGAAACCATTGACGCTTTCCCGGAACACCTGCTCATTTTCTTTGTCCATTATGACGACTATATCATCCCCATTGTCCATGACTTGGTGGTCTATACCGAGGGATTTACAAAGGGAGTAAGTCATAGCTGTCATTAATAGGCAATTTCCAAGAGCAGTATCCATGTCACCACTCATCCGCCGTCCCTCAACTTCATATGTAACAAACCCATCCTTACAGGACGCTCTCGCACGATTGTATAGTAGATGATTCAAATGGGAAGCAAATTCTGGTGCATCACAAAATTTCTTGTAGATTTTATGAGTCCATTTAAGTGCTGCCTTCGAATTGTGTTGGTCAAATCGTGATGCATCAAGAGAAACTGCGCAAGGATTCTTGAACATGTTCCATTTTCTGCTTAAGAGCGCCCCAGTTTGGAAGGTATCAAACCCTTTGGCTACACAAGGCATGCCATATAATTTTCTCAATCGTTTATAAACGAGATGCTCAAGTGGTTTGATGTAACAGCCAATGGCTGCATTGAAGCGGGGGTTACGGGGCTGAATGACTCGTGGAGCTGGGTCTTTCTTTCGGCTGAAATTTATCTTCTCACATTTAACGAACGTTGAAACAATAACGTCTTCCTCAGACAACGGCAGTAAAGCCAAACTGTCAACTGCCTTAACATACCTGGTCCTTTGAGCACCAGTGTACGAGTTGGCAAACATCTCCAGTGTCCAAGGACGTAGAGTAGTAGTGGTGAAATCATCTTCAAACCATTTCAGTTGCAGGAAAGCATCCTTAATGGGTTGTATTGGTTCAACACGTTCATTATTAATGTAGAACACCCTTTCATTTATACCTCGTAGTAAATTATTCAACGAGTTGTTATGCACAGAGAAACCTTCTTCTGGCCGAGGGGCATCCAAAGTGAATGCCCATCTTTGCGGATCTCGGGGTTGAGACACGTCTTTAACGGTGATATTAGGGTGGAGGTTGTTAGCAAAATCAACCTTAGTTTCCACACCTTCTATCCTCGTTAGACCCCTTATTGAAAATCCGGCAGGACATCGAATGATGCCCTCATAGTGTACGGTGGATTGAAATACAATTGTGTGCCTAATTCAACCAATCTCGGCACTTTATCCTCACTGAAGTAAAATTTCTCCTCCACAATGTGATCCACAACGTTACGGCGTAGTTGACGCTGCACCGCTTCGAAGCTGGATGGGCATCGCGGCCGGTATCCACACTTACTATATACCTGTCGTACACAAACCATGAGCTGCTTAGTATCTGAGTCCAGATCGTCAGTATCCTCCATTTGCCACGCTTGCAATGTGGGAACTACCGTACACTCACGGTAAATCTCGACCATTTCAAGGTATTCCTCAGAGAAACTGCGTATGCTTGTACAAAGTCTTTCAAGTAATTCAACAAGTTGAATTATCATTCTAAACAGGTGAACAGAAACGATTGTCGGTACAAACCTTGCGAAGACTCCATCTTTCTTGCGATTCAGGTAAATGACAAGGACGAAGAAGCAAAACACAAATATGGCAATC